AAGGATAGTAGCCTTTTCCTCTGCCTCCTTGATTTCGGCTTCGTATTTTTCTGTTAAGTCTTTTTCATCCTTAGACCGCTCATCCATGTACTTCTTTTGGATAGAGATGCGCTCTTTGATGACAGACAACTTACCTTCTACCTCTATCAGTTCATCACGGCTCTGCGATACCTTACTCTTGAGTATGGTATTCATGGTGCTAAACACATTGATATCAAGAATAGTTTCCACAATCGATCTGCGTTCAGCCGCAGTCAATCTCATGAAGGGAACATAGTTGGCAGAACCAAGAATAATGACCTGACAGAATGCCTTATAAGTCATTCGCAGAATCTATCATCTTGCCATTCTTGTACACCTCAAATACCTTGGGAACAATACCACGAACGACCTTGTAATCGTCTTGACCGATATTGAATTCGATCTCGACCAACAAGTCTTTCTGATTGATCGTATTGACCAACTGTGGAATGTTGACGCTGCGATAAGATTTACCGAATAGAACAAAGCACAAGGCATCCAACATTGTGGATTTTCCTGCACCATTCTCCCCACATATCAAAGTGGTATCGGTTTTTACTAAATTAATTTCTGTGAAGTACTGCCCTGTAGAGAGCAGGTTTCGCCATTTCAATTTTTTGAACTTAATCATAATATAAACAGTTGCTCTCTACAGGGACAGTATCACGGATAGTTGCTTAGATTACTTGTTCCAAGGCAACTTGGGGGAAACCCACTTCCACATCGGAACGCCGATCACCGCGCCAGCGATGAACACGACTACCGTGTAGAAGAAAGTTCCAAGGGTGTTTTGAATAATTTCCATTGGACTCTCCTTTCTTTATTGAGTTACGAGTTTAAGACCTACTGGTGGAGCCTTAATTTCCTTTGAAGGAACAATAAGACCCGAGATAAAGCCCGTAGTGTACTCTGTCACTAGGCTTTCTTGTGCGTCAACAATGAAGTTGACTCCGCGAGTGGTAATTCCATTCTCTGCCTGAGTATATGGAAGCCACGGAACAAGAGCAAGTTTTCCTTGTCCTGCGGGGATGAGAATTGCAGGATTCTTAACAGTAACCATACCGTTGGCATAGTCATCGTTAACGATCTGTGCAATGAGTTGTTCGCCGCCTTGTAGTCCGACTAATCTGATAGGTAATGACATAGTAATGATGCTCCTTAAGCGTAAAGTGATTCTAGGTAAAGTTCTTTGAGAATAGTTTTCAACTTGGCGGGATTGCTCACATTAAGTTGATCTATCTCGTTATTAATAATGGTCAAGGTATCTTGTGCTACATTGATTTGTTCGGTAAGGGTAATCCCCAATTCCTTATCCTCAAGTACGGTGGCTCCATAGACACCCAAGTCAGTCAATCGATCAATCAAAGTATCAAACATTACAGGATTGGTCTTTTTCCTAACAATCACACGAACAAAGGTGTGTCGATATTTATCCAAGTCACAGTTGGTATAATCATCTGTTTCGTCATCATAAACGAGTTGGGTAAAGATAGTAAGAGGATTTCGAATATATTCAATCGTGCGTTCTTCTGTATCCAATACATGAAAGCCCTTTGGTTCATTGAGATCCGCAAATGTTATCTGATACGGGGTACCAAGATAGAACACATTTCCCCGACTTTGTTTCTGATGGAAGTGCCCACTTAAAACTGCTTCGAATCCCTTGAATAGTTCGGGATCCATTCCCTCCTCATGCTTTACCCCACGCATGACTTCATACCCTGTAAGTTCCAAGTGCCCCATGAGAAAAGGAACCTTGTCCTCTGTAGCCGTCTGAATGAATGTCATGCATTCATCATAGTTATCCTTCGTGATCCAAGGAAGGAATGCAATCTTTGTGCCATCAAACTCAATGACCTTCGGATGCTCTATTAGTCCATCACCAAAATCTTTATGGAACAACTCGCGCATGGAGTTAACTTCATTGGTGTTCTTGAAGTAAACATCATGATTACCAAGAATAGCATACACCTTGTTCTTTTCCATAAGCGGCTTAATGAAACGCTTTCGTACCTCATTAAGAGTTGCAAAGTTGATGAACTTACGCCGATCAAGTAAATCACCTAGATGAAATACCGTATCGATATTGTTCTTCTCCAAGTACGGCAGAAAGATTTCATCCGTGAACTTGAAGAAATGATGCAAGAAGATCGGGGAATCCGACCGTGCGCCAAAGTGAGTATCCGTGATGATTGCGATCTTCATTGCGTGAAGTATATCACTCGTCCATGAATCCGTCAAGCACATTGTTGGCATTTTTGCGCTTGCGTGTCTTTTTGAGTTTACTCTTCTTCTCTTTGTTGAAGTTCACTACATCGGTTTCTGAAAGTCCGATGATCTCTGCTACTTCTTCTGAGGAGTTGTCAATCTTACTGTTCTCCATCCAATTTCTAAACTTACCTGTTGGATCGTTGTCTTCGAAGCACTTCAACTTGATATAGAGTTGCTTCTTCTCTTTCTGTATGCGGCGTAGAAAAGCATAGAAAGTGATCTGCGTAAAGAAGGCAAATGGATTTGTTGATTTTAAAGGATCAAAGTTGGTGGCATACATGATGCAGTTTTCTACCGCATCCCCAATCATCTCTTCTTTAAAACTGTAATTTGCAAAATTAGGCTTCTTGGCTAAGTTATTTGCAATATCTAAAAAGCATTGACCGATGTACTCGGTTACGCCCGGTGGCTTAATGCCCTCTTTCTTCGCCTTTTGAACAATCTCACGATGGTTTGATATGTCCTCTAGGAATCTTTTATTGTCTATGTAATGGCTAGCCTTCTTACTCATCAGTATCTCCATAATATTTTTGTGCAAATCTATAATAATTATTGGCGGGCAATCAGTTTAGGTACTAAATATCGGTGTCCGGTATGAAATGAATGGTTCTATAAGTATCTTAAGTAGGATCAGAATCGTACCCTAGGGTTACCTTTCCACCACGGTAACCCGTCATCCTCATCTTCATCCATATCATCTTGCTGCTCTTCATTTGTTGATTGGGCAGTATACCCACTTTCTACTGCCATGTCATTGTCTTCAACCATTTCTTTCAAAGGAAATTGTGGTTGATTGATGTACTCTTGCATTATCTGCTGTAAGTCATCTTGAGCCTTTTGAAGATCCGAGTGAATCTTTGCTTCGGTGTAATCATCAAACATTTTAACATCAGGTTCAGCCATAACAAGGACAATATCATTTGGTATGGTAAAGTATGTATCGTTCGTGTAAGCGATCCAATCCTTGAGGAATACCCCCATCTTGGGTTTACCATTTCGATCAGTAGCAGGTATTGACACTATTACCATTGGGCGTTCAATCATGTAATTATTTTCGATACTCTGTATAGTTGCAATCAATGTCTCTCCATTACGCAACCGTATAATCCTTGTTGCTGGAGGTGATCCTTCTTTTGAAAACTGCATTATAGAATCTCCTTAATTTGAATCTTCACCATTTTGTAATCAAATGACTCTTCGTTATATATTTTTACCCTTTCAATGAAGTGCTTCAGGGTATGGTTCTTCTTTGATTTCCAATGTAAGTCATCTGCAAGATCATAAAGTCTTGCTTTATCTTTACGCTCAGATTTACGGAGTTGGCGACCAATACTTTGAAGTACCCGAATACGGCTCTTTGATGGAGATGCAAATATAATATTTCGAAGGGATCGAATATTGATTCCTGTCGAGAAGGTACCATATGAAGCAACAATAATGGCGTTGTCTTCTTCCTCGGTGATCTGCCGAATATCCTCACGAACTTCACCTTCAGTTTCTCCCGACACATAGAACACCTTACGAGTGTCTCCTGCTGCTGTCTTGATTCGTTCAAATAGAGGCTTACCGTGCTTCTCTACAAACTGAAACAGAACAAGAGTATTTCCCTTAGTCGAACAAGCAAGTTTTGCAATCATGGAATTACGCCCATCACAAGATACAATCCAATCGATCTCTTCTTGATATGGAAGCCCTGCAACAGTCTTTGCAATTTCATCAGGATAAGTTAGCAAGATACAATCGATCTCAAGATTAGAAAGCAATTGCTTATCCATAAGATCTTTAGTTGTAGTTACTTGCTTTACAGTACCAAACAGTCCTTCGATTGCTAATTTGTGGGTTTGGGTTCCATCAAGTGTTCCTGTAAGCGCAATACGGAATGGGCAGTTTGTTAGTTTAGTCATAATGCTTGTTAGACTTGCTGCCTTGAATAGATGCGCCTCATCACCGATGACTGCACCGAACTGATCAAAATAGTCCTTAGGGAGTTTGTATATTGATTGCCAAGTAGTAATGACTATTTCCTTGGTTGGGTCATCTTTTTCTTCACCTCCGAAAACTTTGTGGACATAGTCGCTGACATTCCATCCATTTGAATCGTTTGTCGAATAGTCTTTGAAATCGTTGTACAGTTGAGTTACGAGTGAAATACTAGGAACAACTATTAATACTCTACGCTGCTCTTCCTTATCTTTATCCGTCAGTTGTAGTAGATTTGCATAGAACCGTGCAAGGACATAGATGATAAGACTCTTACCACTAGCAGTAGGAGATAGAAGTAAGCATCTATTCGTATTGAGTGCATGATGAATAGCATCCACTTGATGCTCATGTGGCTCAATTGGTTGTCCTCGTACCGACAGATTAAGACCCTTGATAATCTTATTTACGCAATCTTCGCGTGTACAAGGCTCTACTGGATTAATAAATTTTTGGTCTACGGTGAGATGATACTTGCGTTCTTCGCAGAACTGTGCTAAGTAATCTATCAGACCAATGTATAACAGACCGTTCCGTGGTTGGAACATTCTGATCTTACCGTCCCAATGTCGATTACGAAATGCGGGAGTGAATCTAGCGTTGGGAACTTCAAAGGTGAAGTATTCCTGAATCTCACGGGCAATCGCAGGTTCGCATGATAAACGGGTGTAGACCGTATTGTGTTTGTGAACAACAATTTCAGGCATCCTATTATTTAGGACTGCCTTATGAGGTAGTTTTAGATGATACCGTTTGTGAACTTGCGCCATTCGATGGAATTCCGAATTATCCAATGGCGTTGGGCGATGCCTTTGAGTATGCCCTCTAGGTAATCTACCTTCTCCTGTTGATATTCAATCTTGGATTGAAAGTCTGACAGTTGTTTATCTGACTCCAAGTAGATATCAAGATCGTTACGAAGAATCTTTGATTGGAAAGGTTCCCATCCTAATTCTTTCAATCGCTCCTGTGACATCTTACCTGTGTAGTATTCCCACTTATCTCTACGGAGTGTGCGGTAATCTGCTTGCGCTTTACGAAGAGTCAATCGCTCGTCATGAAAAATAACGAGATACTTGTTGTGGAGTTGGGGAATACGAACAGACTCGGTACCTAGTTCTGTATCGTCAATCGGCAGATCTTTCTCTGCCATTTCTTTGATTTTATCGAGATGCATGATCGATATAGTATATCATCCCCACAGCAAAAGTCAAAGGTTTGTAGTAATATATCTCGAAACCGACATCTTGAGAGTTGCAGACATAGTAGTGATATCTGTTATGTCATTTGAAAATTCAAGACCAGATAGATCTACAGGAACCAATCCCCAAAAATCAATTTTTCTAAATGCATTTTTCTTGTTGGTGAGTAAGATGAGTGATCCTTCATCCGAAGAACCCTTATCTGAGTGTTGATCTGTAATAAAGGATTCATATCCTGTATTTTCAAGAATCCATTGCACTACCGCATAGTAATTAGAAAAGTCTTGGTTGATGAGAAACTTAATAGAAATTGTCCCATAAGAGAATGATGCTTTTGGTATTTTAACTGTAGGCCCAATTGTAAATTCTGCTGTTAATGGTTCTGCTCCACACTCAGGAAGAGTAAACTCCTGAATGAAATATGTCATGTTTGGAATTTTGCGAAAAGAAAATAGAAAATTAGTGGGTGCTAATAGATTGGTGTTTAGATTAC